GCACCTACTTCTGTTCCTGATCCAACAGAGGATTGCATTCCTATTCCTGATTGACTAATTATAACGTCTTGAGCACCTACTGCGGTTCCTTGAGAAGTCTGTAAAAGATTAGTAAATACTGCAACTTGACCGTCAGCCGTTGTTTCATGGGCATCTCCTATCGTAGATTGTAAACTTAAACCTGCTGGTTCTGCAGTGAAATTTGTGAAACCTTCCTCTTCACCAATATTTGATTGTAAACTTAAAGATCCTAATTCAACGGAGTATGCAACATTCCAAGCTCCATTACCCCATTCTAATCTACCCCAACCAGTGTTTACTTCTGCATCAATAGTTACGCCAGGAGTTGTAGTTTGTAATTCTATTCCGTCAGCTTGTAACGTGCCTGCGATACCCCAACCTTGATTATTATTCCATGTTAGTCGGCCCCAACCTGCATTTATTTCACCTTCAGTTCCTTCTTCACCAATACTAGATTGTAACTGGAATCCAGATATATCAACTTGTACGTTTGCGAGATCTCCCCAACCTCCGTTAGAAGTGTTCCATACTTGTCCACCCCATCCAAATTCAGGAAAAGCAGCCACTTGATCTATTGATGATTGTAATTCAATACCAGAAACTTGTATGTCAGTGGCATTGACCTCTCCCCAGTTTCCATGTGACCAAGTATTTCCACCCCAACCACGATCTGGTAATGCATCAAAATCTCCTAAAGAAGATTGTAAACTTAAACCTGATATTGGTAAGGCTAATTCATTTTGTGTGCCCCATTCACCAAAGTTCCAACCTAAAGCTCCCCATGTAGTTTGAGTTAAATCAATTGCTCCTCCCATGCCAATACCGTGTATGTAACATGCGTAATAAAAATCTGTTTCAGTTGCAGGAGTTACTTCTATATACCTCGTGCCTGCAGCATTGAAAGTCGTTGTGTTAAAATAATCTGCTTGTGTAGCAGAGCCATCTAAATAATAAGATACACCTGTGCCGTATACGTTTGATTGTGGATTTGAAGTTTGTGTTGCAAAAAATAAAGGGTGACCATCGTTACTTGATGCGCTTTGGTCGAACCTTAAAGTTCCACCTTTTACCCATTTTAAATCAATGTCTCTTACACCATCTAAGTAAAAAACATTACCTGTTGCGCCTCCACCTAAGTAAAGGCTGCCCGTTGCTACGGTAACGGTGTAAGTGAGTTGTGCCATAACACCGGGCTCCTAATTATGCGATTCTGATAATAGCTTGTGTGTTGTTCGGGTTAGGAAACTGAATCGTAAAAGTTCCTGACGTAGCAGTTTTATCACCACCAAAGTCCAATACACAAACAGATTTGTTACTGTTTGAAGTGTTATAAATTAAAGCACCTCTTGCTGTTAATGTTACACCTGTAAAAGATAAGTCTGAAAAATCTACGAATGCCACTGTTCCTTGAGTTGAAACAAGAGCGTTTACCAAAAGTCCACCACCTTGCGTATATTGACCAGTATTAGCAACTTGGTTTCCTGTGCTGTCACCTGGATAAGTCGCTGTATCTGCTCCAATAGATGCTTGTGAAGTGTACAATGCTAATTTAAATTTATCACCTGTTGTAGGTGTGAAATCATGAACTGCTTCAAGAATTTCTTCTTTGAATGAGTTCGTAATTGCGTTTGTTGTTATTGCCATTTTTTTCTCCTATAATTTTATGGTGACGGTGAATCGATTTTAACTCTCGGTACACCATCGGTATATTGGCCTCTACGTCTAGAACCCATTTGTTCTAATGCAAAAGCTTCTAATGCTTTATCATACCTTGTTTTGTATAGGTTGTACATATCTTGAGGACCTTTTAAATAAGAAAAACACTCTACTAATACTCCATATAAAAGCAGATTTTGATGTTGATCAGACAACATTGTCGCCGTGCTGCTGTCAAAATGAGGAGCATTTTTAATATACTGAATTTGTATTGGAAAAGCCTGTGATGGTGTAGGTGCTAAAATTATATTTTTATCATTATACATCGCATAGTATTTTGGTTGTCCATTAGCATCTGTAGGGTTAAATTCAGCAATAAAAGTTTGATCTCTTTTTTGAAGAAATATTTCTACTCCTCCATCAGTAATTTTTACTGCTCTCAAATATTTTAAATCACCGGGTAAGCTTACAGCTCTATTACTCGTTGTGCATGTAGAGTTAGAAAATTTTCGCAAATCATCATAATCTACCTTACTGGCTATATCTAATTCTGTGTTTGTTATAAATTGATCTATTAATGCATCTGTTAATACATTACTATCCACTTCAGTATAGTTTCTTATCTGTGTTAAAAAATTTGAATGTGTAATAGCCATTATGATATCTCCACAGTTACAGGATTAACTAAACACGTTACTTGTCTTCTTCTGTTTTGTAACGATGGATCTCTTGGCTCCATACTTTGTTGACTGGTATCTAAACCATTTGTGTTTATTTCAGTCTGAAATGTTTGAAAAGCAAAATCACCAGGTAATGTTAAATTTGCAACACCAACAGATGCTCCTCCTGAGTCCGCCACAGTGCTATCGTTTTCTGCAACAGTTTTAGGTTGTTGAAATTTCATGTTTCTAGGATTCTGCAAAGCAATAGCATCACTTACTGCGTATCTTCTTCGTATTTGAGGTTGTTTTGATTCATATTCAGAATTATGTACTAAAGATCCATTCCATTCTTTGACCATTTCGTCATATGGAAAAGCCATACCAGATCTATCTGATATTGCTAAAGATCTTTTACCTGATGCATATTTTGCCATAATTATAACCCGTTAGGATAAAAAGATTGAGGTGTAATAAATGTAGAAGTTCTTTGACCATCCTCATCTAATGCTCTTTTTAACTCATCCTCATATATTAATTTATTTTGTTGTACTAAATTTGGATTTTTTTTCATAGCTAGATAGTAAGCCAACCCTGAACACATACAAGGTAAAAACCTATAAGCAACATCTGCTTGATTTGTATATGATCCAGCATCTTCTATTCTTTTAACTATATAATATTTTAAAGTTGTATATGTGTTTAAATCTGGTGCTTGATATAAAAATATTTTTGGTGTTGTTTCTCTTTGCACATAATATTGAGAGGGTTGTCCTGTAGCCAACTTATTAGGTAGAGCTGCATAAGTAGATCTATCTATTTTTGTTAATGAAACATCTTGAGTATTTGAAGTGTCAGAAGCTCCAGCTGTTGAAGAAACAAAAGCCTCTAAAACATCACTTGTTTGTGAGGGTGCAGTATACTCAGCTTGACCAGATACTAAAGCATTTTCAACTAATGCAACTTTCCAAAGATGAACACCTCGATTACCCCACTCGGAAAACAATAAATTTAAACTTCTTCTTGCAGATCTTAAATCGTAACCTGAATTAGTTTGAATTGCACATCTTTCATATGCTTCTTCAATAATATCATCAATGTTTAAATCAAATTCTGTTGTTCCTGATGTCGCCATTAAATAACTCCTTTATAGTAATCTACCATACCACCTAAACTTTTTTTAGCAAAAGTTTTTACATTAGTTGGTTTAGGTCCCACATTGGCAGCAGCCCGTTTCCTGGCAACGGCAGATTTTCTTTGACCCTCTGACATTCTTCTCGCTTTCGCTAGAGGCACGCATTTTGGATACTTCCGTTTGGCATCCTTTAATTGTTTTGATCTCCCACATTTTGCGAAAGATCCATCTTTTCGCTTGCTTCCAATATCTACCCAATTTTGTCTGAACCATTCTTTAAGTCCTCCTTTTTTCATTCCTGCAGGAACACAGTTAGGTACTAATTTTCCACCTTTTTTCTTCATACCTTTTTGTTCATAACCTACCCAGCAAGAACCTCTCGCCATTAGATCATTCCTTTGTAATATTTCTCGTAAGATTTATTAGAAATTTTTTTTCCGTCTATTTCACTTTTAATGTAAGAGCCCATGTAAGCTCCTTCATTTGCTTTAATTGTTTTTAAAGTTTTTGCTTGGCCTAAATGTAATTTAGAAGCTTTTTGTAAACCTTTTACAACTTTGTTAATTTTTGCCATATTACTTGATTTAGCACCACCGCCTTTGTTTAACGAAATTAAAACTGGTTTTCTACCAATCATTCCACGAGGACGATCATATGTTACACCTTTATTAGGATCATTTTTTTGTTTTAATTTTTTTCTGTTAGACATTTCTTTATTTTTCATCATCGCGCCTTTATTAAATTTACTAATTCCGGCATAACCTTTTTTGCTTTTTTTTCTTGATTCAACTGCTCTTATAGAATCTTTAACATTTTGTTTTTGACCTGCATCTACACCACCACCTTTATTCATTGGTTTAGGTCCTCTAAAATCTTTTCTCTTTACACCAGATGGATCTTTAATTTTACCTGCACAAATTTTACTAGCGTATGCATTCGCGTAAGCTGACGGGTATACCTTAAATTTTCGTTTCGCTGCAGCTTTTCCTCTCGGACATAATTTAGTCATTTTGTTCTCCTTTTTTAGTGGCCACCTTGAGAGATATTTTCTCCTTTTTGCGGTTGTACAACTTTTTTGAGTTTAGCACTTTCGGTCTGTAAGTTCTAGACCTTACGAGTTTTGCGAATAGATTCTTTACCTTTTTTTGCAATATTTACTACCTGAGATTTTCCCATAACCTTAGCTCTTTGTTCCATAACCGTCAAAATTTGGATTTTTCTTGCAAAAGGTTTATTTACATTTTTTACTTTTCTTACAGTCGCTCTAGCATCAGCTGGAGTAGCAAATTTTATTTTTACTGTGTCCCTAGGGTTTTCGTCTGTATATAGTCTTCTACCTGAGCCTTTAGGTTTTTTTCCTGTTCCTTTTTTTGGATCCACTTAATACTCCTTTAATTATTCGAGATTGTTTTGCATGGGTCCTAGAAGCTTTTGCTAAACCCTTTGCTACTTTTTTAAGTTTTCTTGCACCCCTAAGTTGTCCTTCAACTTGTTTTGTCATTTGTGATCTTCCTATTGCCATATTAATCTAACCAAGGTTTATATGTAGTCTTACCATCAACTCGCATTGCACGCAACCATTGAGATCTATTGTTATTACGAGAATAACTACAGTGAATCCACCCAGACGAAGGTTCACCATCTTTATAAAACTCTAATATTCCTTGGTCTACTTCTAAATTATCTCTAACCCATCTAGCTAATTCTTTATTATCTACGCCAGGTATTTCAAAATCAGCGGCTGCTGATTCTTCGTGTGCCGTATGTTGACTATTTATCGAACTACCTATGGCAAGACACAGCTGAGCACACCGAAATCCTGAACTAATAATTAACGGTTTATCAAAATGTGATCGTATTGGTTGAAGAACATTTACTGCTAATGCTTTTAAATTTTCTATTTGTTCAGGACTAGGATTATTATTAATTCCTTTTCTTTCGGCTACTTGGCTTTTAGTTAGTTCATCTAAGGTTATGTTAGCTGTTAATTTCATTTTTTTTCCTTAATTGTATAAAACATATCGTCAGTATCATCGGTCACCCAATCTTTATTTTCGACAGACCACTCTGTATTTTGCACTTTGTAGTCAGGCCAAGATCTATCAGTAGTGTAATTGCTAACGCTCCAAAGAATACGATTATTAGGCTGAGCTGCATAATTACCGTTATCAAGAGCCAGTATATGTGCACACTTGTGTTCTTGAGGAATTTCAGAATGTTCAGCATCAATCTCATTAATTTCTGGACTAGCCCAGTCGATAGTAAATTGATATTCTCCATGATAAAATTTTTTATCCTTTCCTAAAAATTTACCACGTTGCCCACTAAGAAAATCAAATTCAGTGCAAGCAGGGTAATAACTAAAACAGTTCCACAATTCCAACTGGTCAACCGACATATCGGGCACTTGACTTCTATGAAATGATTTTTGAAAAAACGCTGAGATAGGCAATCGCCAATAACATGCACCGTTCGGTAACATGCAGTGAAAAAGTAAAGAACGTCCTGTAATACTTGCCATACCAAAGATAACACAGTCAAGACTTTCTTTTTTATATTTTGGATCCAAATCATATAAATACTCCTTTTTAACCTTAGCATACACTGTTGGAATGTTAATGTTAAGATAGGCCATTTTTATATTTTTCTCTCCAATAATTTTTTCGTTCTAATAATCTTATTCTTTTTTCTAGTTTATCAATACCAAATAATTTTTTTAAAAGATATATCATTTTAAATGAAGTTTTTTTATGCTTTTTTCACCCATATAAATCTCTGTTTCTGCTTCACTACGTATGCATTTGTAAGATATGTTTGGATTAAATTCACGTTCTGCAACACGTCGTGCACGTAAACATTCTGCCATTGATTCTTGTATTCTGTGCTCCTTGATC